ACGGATCGTCTGATTGAGAATTCGCTCAACGACAAAGACCTTAAAGAACTCTATGAATTGTTCCGCGACGATAGCATCACAACGATGGCAATCCATAAGGTGCTGATCGGGCGAGGGATTCACGCTTCTTACTCGTCGCTGCACCGCTACCGCGGGCAGGTCAAAGCCAAATGAGTATCAAAAAGGCCGTTGTAGCCGCCCAAGAACACGAGGCAAAACAGGAGGCCACGCGACTCAAACGGGAACACGACCTTACGGCCGCCGAAAACGTTCGGCTGCTTAAAGAACTAAAGGACATAAAGGCGACCCTTGAGGTTGTGGACTCTTTGGAGGACGCGCGCCTAAATCCACCGAAGTGGCTGACCCCAAGCGCCAAGAGCCGAGGCGCGGCGACGCTGGTTGTCATGCTTTCGGACCTTCATCTTGATGAGGTGGTGATCCCCGAGGAGGTTGACTTCATGAACGCCTACAACCGTCAAATCGCGAGGATGCGCCTAGAGAAGTGGGGACAGAACGTCATCAAGTTGGCCCGCCACCATTTCAACGGCGTCAAATACGACGGTGTGGTGATCCTGCTCGGAGGAGACATTTTCTCAGGCGACATCCACGAGGAACTCAAAGAGACAAACGCCGACACTATTCTGGGGTCGGTCCATTATTGGTCGGAGCATCTTGCCGCGGCGATAGACATGTTGCTTGGAGAATTTAAGAACGGGGTCGTGGCCTCGGTCGTAGGCAACCACGGTCGCATGACCCGCAAACCGCGCGCCAAACTGCGGGCAAAGACAAACTTTGACTGGCTGCTGGCCAAGAACTTAGAGCGCCATTTCAAAGATGATAAGCGGGTCACGTTCCAAATCCCCGAGGGTGCTGATGTTTTGGTAACGATCTACGGGCAGGGCCACTTGATGACCCACGGCGACCAAGCGAGCGGCGGCGCAGGAATCGGCGGGATTTGGCCGCCTGTGATGCGTCTGCGCGCCCGCAAAGCGCAACGCTACCTAGCGGTAGGGGCTAGTTTTCAGACGATTTGGATGGGACACTGGCACCAATACATAAGCACCCCGTACCTCGTCGTTAACGGATCATTGAAGGGCGTTGACGAATTTTGCTATATTCAGAATTTTGGGTACGAAGTGCCCCAGCAGGCTTTGGCTGTCGTCGCACCCGAAAAGGGGATCGTTGTTCATGCACCCGTGTTTGTTCAGGACCGCCGCAAAGAGGGCTGGTAGGGACAGAAAAGGACATGGAATTCAGTTGACTCTGTAGCACCCATCCCCTACGTTTAAGGGCGTGGAGGAGACACAAATGGTTGTTGACGTAGAGTGCAAAACTTGTCGCGACGCTCGTTTGCTGATTTTTCCAACCGAGTCGGGTGACACGGAAGAATATCCATGCCCGACTTGCCGCCCGTGGGGCGGAGGATTCGGCGGGCTCTACGCGCGACGCGGTCGCGTGCTGATCTGCTTGATCAAACCTGCCGCACCCAGCGAGCGGGCCGTACTAACCACAACCGAGGAGAGAAATGAAGCACATACCCCGAAATAAACTGATGGCGAGCCGCAAGCAACTTGCTCACCGTTTGACCACCCGACGCTTAAAGGTTGCGATGACCCAAATGGAACTCGCAACCCTCGCAGGGGTGGACCGTAAGACGATAAACCGAATTGAGAACGAACACTTCTCGCCGTCAATTGAGACGCTTCTGCGGCTCGCGGCCGTTCTCAAGGTCACGCCAGCCCGTCTGCTGATCGGAATTGAGGTCGGCAAATGACCCTTATCCCTCACGCCCTTGACGTCGTCCTCGCGGACGAGACAAAGCAGGCCGCGTTCCGCGTAAACGACGACGGCTCCGCCGCGTGGGCGATTGAGCGACTTGCTGAAATCCGTGCCGAAGGACGACTCAAAGAGGCAATCGCCAAAGAACAGTTGGATCGCGTTGCGATGTGGCTAGACGAGCAACTCAAGTCGCTCGTCACGAAGGGCGCCTACTTTGAGAACCTGCTCGCGGACTACGCACGCCGTCAACGGGAGGATGCGGATCGCAAAACGATCTCGCTCCCGCACGGCAAGGTGGCAACCCGTTGGTCGCAACCGAAGTTCAACATCAACGACGAAGTGTTCCTGCCGTGGGCAACCGAATTCGCGCCGCACCTGATTCGCACCAAGATTGAGCCGTCAGTCTCGGCGATGCGCGAGCATCTGGTGATTCAAGGGAACAAACTTATTGACCCGAACCTCGGTGTGCAAGTTGAGGGTGCCGTCGCAACGTCCCCAGAGTTAACCACAACCATCAAAACAGAAGGAGAGAAATAAACATGACCCGTCAACTATTCCAGCGTGCCACCAAGCAGCAGGCCCGCGCCCGAATCGGCTTCTCAGGCCCATCGGGTTCAGGCAAAACAATGTGGGCTTTGCAATGGGCTTCGGTACTTGCCGAGGGCGGCAAGGTCGCATTCCTTGACACCGAGCGGGGGTCGGCATCGTTGTACGCCGACCAATTCGCGTTTGACGTCCTTGACATGACGCCACCGTTCCACCCAGACCGCCTCGTTGAGGCTTTAGCGTCCGCGCGCGAAGCAGGGTACAACGTGGTGATCATTGACTCCTTGACGCACTTCTGGAGCGGCAAGGGCGGCGTCTTAGAAATTGTGGACGACGCATCCAACCGTTTCAAAGGCAACAGTCATGCCGCATGGCAGGTCGGGACACCGATTCAGCAGCGGATGGTTGACACGATCCTCGGGTACGAGGGACACGTCATCGCAACGATGCGATCCAAGACGGAATGGGTGATGGAACAAGGATCCAACGGCAAAACGACGCCGCGCAAAATCGGTCTCGCACCACAGCAACGCTCGGACATTGAGTTTGAGTTCACGTTGTTCATGGAACTTGACCACCTGCATCGCGCTTCGGTGACCAAGACGAGGTTCGGCGGGTTTGCGGACAAAGTGTTCAACCCCGAGGAATCGGAGCGGTCCGCCAAACTGTTTGCGGAATGGCTACGGCAGGGCACAGCCTCGGCAGGCGCCTCGCAACGCGACGTGCTGCGCCAGAAAGTTGCGGCCTTGACTCAACAGGAGCAGACGATGCTGAAAACGACGTGGAAGTTCCACGCTTGGCCACGTCTGGATGTCCTTAGCGACGAAGAGATTGAGGCCGTGTTCTCGGCGATTGACACGCTCCACAAGCCGTTGGTGCTAAAGGCCGCGGACGACCTCACGGAGGGCTTAGGGGCGGTCACACAGGAGGCGCTAGACGAGATTGCGGAGTTTGCTAAGCCTGTTCCACGGCCGCCGCGACAGCGACCCGACACGAAGAAGGTCAACTTGCTCAGCGCCGAAGCACTAGTGGAGTTTGAGTCTCAGGATTAACTGCGAGAGCAGGCGGTGCTGATCGTGGGCGTGACGGCCCCCACCCGAGGAGTAGGTGGAGGCCGCCGACGTGTCAAACCCATCTGACGACGCTGCGTGAATACTATCTGAGACAAAAGACGGTCTGTTTCGTAACCCTGCTTGCGTTCCTCCGATGGGTGAGCCATACTGCTGCCACACGAAAGGATTCCAAATGACTTCGTTGCTCCTGCAAGAGGAATTTGTGGCCGTGTTCCCATCTCTGGTGAAACGTCTCGGTGGGATGAATGAGGCGGCGGTGCTGCAAACGATTCACTTCACGTCTCAAATCTCGGCGTCGCAGGATGCGCGAGGCGTGCGGTGGGTGACGTTGACCTCCGCTCAAATCGGGAGGAGGACGGGCCTGTCGGACGATGCGGTCCTTCGTGCTTTACGCACGATGCGGGACATGGGTGTGCTGATCGCGCGACCTACGCCCCGCAGCCGAACCCTGATGTGGGCGATTAACATTGAGGTGCTTGATCGGGACCCAAACCGCGAAACCGCGGTAACGGTTACCGCGAAAACGCGGGACCCAAACCGCGAAAACGCGGTTTGTACTACTACTAAGAATATTGAACAACAGGGCAATAATATTTCCCCGCTGGCCGAAAAGCAAACCCATCAGGTGGTCGCTAAGTTCGTGGACAGGTTCAAGTTTCTGCACTCGGCGGAGCCCGACAAAGCGTCTATCGCGCGACTCGGGAGGGATGGCAAGCGGATGCTGGCCGAGGGCAGGCCGCTAGAGGTGGTGATCGGTGCCGCAGAACTGTGTGCCGACCGTGGACACGCGAACCTTCCCGCGGCGTTGACCGCGCTACTTGCGAAGGGTTCGGCCGAACCGAAGGGCTTCAAAGGGATCCGAGAGTTTCTTAATAATGAGCCGACCGATGAACCGCACTGAGATCGCGAGCCTGCTGGCCATCTGTTCGGCTGCGTACCCTCACGTCAATGTCACGGTGGAAACTGCGACGGTCTACGCCGAGATGCTTGCTGATCTGCCCAACGAGGACGCGCGACGCGCTGTCCGACGATTATTGGCGACCAGCCAATTCTTTCCGTCAATAGCAGCGATCAGGGAGGCGACGCTCGCGGTGAGCCAGCCAGCCGTGCCCACGCCTGCCAACGCGTGGAGCGAAGTGATGCTGAAAATGAAGGAGGTTGGCCACAACGGCCGACCAGAGTGGAGCCATCCGAGCGTTGCCGTCGCTGTGGCTACACTTGGCTGGTGGGACCTGTGCATGAGTGACAACCAAGCGGTGAGCCGAGCCCACTTTTGGAAGGTTTACGACGCGACCGTGAAGTCCGCTCAACAAGCGGCGTTGCTGCCACCTGAGCGCCCTGCGCTCCAACCATGAAACGCGGCGGACCTCTACGCCGCAAGACGGCCCTGCGGTCTTCCATAGGGCTCAAAAGGACCCGATTTCGCGCCAAACGCCGTAAGGAGAGCCCCGTGCTGAAAGCGGCGCGCAGGGAGGCTTACGAGCGCGCTGAGGGGCTTTGTGAGGCACGGTGGACCGACTGTACGGGCCGCGGGGAACACGCCCACCATATGCGTCGCCGCTCACACGGGGGACCCGACACGGCGGGCAATCTGCTGATCTGCTGCCAGCGGTGCCACGGCATGATTCACGGCAACCCGCGGGAAGCCGCCGAAAGAGGACATCTGATCTTGGGGCCAGATGCTTGACCCCCTTCAACTAGAGCGCTACCTTCGGAGCGTGCCCACCTACCACTCGGTTGTTCGTTACGACCGCCGCCCGTGGACGTTGAACGCGGAGCGCAGAATGCATCGCATGGAACGCGCCCGCCACGCGCGGGAATGGCGAGAGGCGTTTGCTTGGTTGGCTCGCGCAAACCGCATTCCCTTATTTCATCAAGCGGTGGTGATCGTCCAGCCACACTCAGCCAGAGGCCCGCTGCAGGACTGCGACGCTTGCCATCCCGCTGCCAAAGCCGCGATAGACGGCCTCGTTGACGCGGGAGTGCTGATGTCAGACGGTCCTCGTCACATCACAGAAATTCGCTACCTGATCGCGCTACCCGACCATACCGACGGCCTATCCATCATCGTGTGTAACCGTCAACCCCAGCAAAGCGAGGAATCATGAACCAGCCACCTAAAGATCTGTTTACCTACGGGATGGAGGAGTTGCTCTATAACGGTCGCTCGGGAGCGGTTAACGCCTCTGACACGTCCCGCGAGCGAGCCGACGCGGAGGACGAGGGCGGCGTTACCACGGCCCGCGTGAACGCCGTTCTTGAACAACTCAAACTCCGCACCGACGGCATGACGTGGCCTGAACTCGGTGCGGTGCTGAAACTGCACCACGGCCAAATATCTGGTTGCCTGTCCATGATGCACAAATCAGGCTTGGTCTTTGCGCTGCGGGAGAAGCGTTCGCGGTGCCACCCCTACGTTCATGGCTCCTACCGCGACATTTATGGTGATCTGCTCCGTTTGGATGGCCCCGTCAAAACCGCGGCGACCGCGGAACGGGAGGCTCTTGACGTCCTCTTGAAAGCCGTGGATGACCTTTTAGAAGCGCAGACGTGGGACACGATTAAAGCGATGCGCGTTGCTCGCGCGGTGCATCTTACCGCCCAGCGTTAACCTCGCGCATAACCCTGCTATCGTGGGGTAGGTAAAGTGAGGTCCGATGAGCGATAACGATGATGATGGGATCCGTGGCCGCAAAGTTGCGACCCTTTTGGAAACGGCATCCACGTTGACTTTGATGATGCGCCAACATCAAGACGCCGTCCGTCAAGTGGGAGTGCGCCGACGTCAAGCCATCCGCGACCTACGTGAACTCAACGTGCCCTACCGAGTTATCGCCGACACCTGCCAAGTAACCGATCAAGCCCTTTATGCTGATCTGCGGAAGCACCCGCGTCTGTCATGATAGACCCGAGCGAGTGGCGCAAAATCCCGTTGGAGGACCGCTTGGGCAGCCTCGCCGACCACTCCGAGGACACGTTGCTGCGCGAAACTTTGACGGAAGCGATCTGGTTTTTATCGGACAGCGGGCGCCGCATAACGAAACTGCAGGCCCACATCGCCGATTTGCAGGCCGAGGTGTCGCGGCTTGAGCGGCTCGCCACGACCATAACCCCGTACTAGGAATGCCTTTGTCGCCGTGGCCCCACGATGCCGACCTCTGGTTCGTGGCCTCTGAGCGCCACGATGGCCAATGGGTGGTGATCGCTGGCTTGCGGGGCGCTCCCGTGATGATGGGCCGCCCAAACGCCACACAAGACGAGGCAAACCGCCAAATCGGGCGGTTGTGGGCCGAAATGCAGGATGTAGCCCAATTAGTGCTGATCGGGCCACCGAGCCCCATAAAGGGGACTTGACTACGGTCCACCCATCCCGTACCGTTGTCCGCAGGAGGAACCCATGACCACTTGGAAAATGTTGACAGGAACCGTTGAGGTGCTCGGGATGCATCTGTCGGTCGCGACGCGGAACGACCTTCGGGTCGGCGACGAAGTGTTGACCGCGGCGGGCTACCCGATGACTCCCACCGTAGGCAAGCGCCTCACCGAGGCGAAGCGCATGGCGCTGGACGTCACGTTGCTCAGCGTGACCTCGGTGGACCGCAAGCAAAAACTCGTCTACCTCGGCGGCAGGGTCAAACCGCTGGACGTCAGCCGAACGGGACCTTGCTTGATCAGGAGGAATTGATGACTGAGACAGCAGAAGGCAAGCGATTCAACTGCCGCAAGTGCGGCGAGCAAGTGTGGTGGGATACCAACCGCAACGGCAAGCGTTACCTAGCGGAAAACCACAAGTGGGCAGGCGACTACGGCGGCAGAAAGTCAATCAAAGTACCACACTACTGCAATGAAATGATGATTGAAAGGCACACCGCACATCTCGCAGCGGAAGCCGTACGACTTGTCGCAGCAGTGGAGAGCGGTGAGATCGTCAAGGGTCAGACGGTGGAGGTGTTCAAGGGGCGCAAGGTCGCTAAGGGCACTGTCGGTATCGTGTTCTGGGTAGCACCTGAGCCAGATGCCTACGGTGTCGTCAAAGTCGGATTCACTACCAGCGCAGGCGAGAAGCACTTCACGAACATTGAGAATGTGCAAGTCGCAGTCAAGGCTGGTGCGTGATGACCACAGAAAATTCATTCAAGACGGGTGACCGTGTGCGCCGCATCACGGACGGGAAGGTCGGAACCGTCATCGGAGCGTTCCAACTCACGGAAGATAAGTACGCCTCCCGCAAAAGCAACGGGCGTTGGACTGACAAGAAGGTTCAGGCGAAGGGCTCGTGGTCAATCAAGGTTCACTGGGACTGGGAGAAAGAAAAGTACGGAGACAAAGTTCCCGAAGTGAGTGACCCACAGTTCGCCAAGTGGGCAACCCTTCGTTATCAGTGGCACCAACTGCACGCTCGTTGGATGCAGGCGCATTGGATAGAAAAGGCAGCGTGACATGACGACTGATCGTGTCGCTGCACGATGTCGGCGGTCTCAATCTTGAACTCATCGGTGCGTGATGACTTTGACCGATACGAGATGCGGGAGGTGATTCGGTGAGCAACTACCTCAACGTCAACATCCCGACGTTCCTTGCGGGTCTTGACATCGGGTTTCTTTACGACGGCGACCCGTCGCCCAAAAACGACAAAATACCCGTTGAGGTGTTCCAATACACGTCCATCCCCCAGCGTTGCGGCTTGTTTTCTGTGATGACCGAGTTCGGGAGCCAGCACGCCCGCGTCCCCATCCACTACCTGTGGTCGCTGGAGACCACGGACTACACGGCGTTCCCGCTTGATTGGCTACAACTCTGGGACTCAATTTCCCCGTATGCGTCGGTCACGATTCTGGAATACTGCAAAAATCGGGCGGCTCTGGTCTGGTTAAAGGACCACAGTCATCATCAGGTGAAATACCTGTTTACGTTGGATTGGTGCATGGGTCCGCAGTATCAATTCGGTTACGGCGAGTACGCCGCAGGCCACAAGTGTGGCCACGTGTTCGTTGGGGACGGTGGACAGTTCTTCATCCAACCCAACAACCGTGTCCTGTGGATGGACGGCGGGTCGTGGATCACCAAGCCCATCGGCAAACCCGATTGGAAAATCTTTAGTCAAGAGTTTTCTTGCGAGCAGACGGGTTCGCGCTGGGTGAGCGAGTCAGATGAGGAACTGTATTTCTACACATTCAAAGAGCGCACTGAAGGCGAGGAGCGCGAATAAGCAGCGTTGACGTCAACGAAACCCATTTCGTCGTCACAGCGCCTTATGATGCTGATCTGGTCGCCAAACTCAAGACGCTGCCCAACCGCCGTTTTGACCCCGATCGTCGTGGTTGGCTAATCCCGCGCGCGGATCGTGCGCTGCTTGAGGCCGTGCTACAGGACCGCAACTTCGTGTGGACGGACCAAGCCCTCGGTTCGGTGAGCCACCTTTTGGAGCGATCTGCCCGCATCGTTGGGCCACGAATCCAGATTCGGTTCCCGTACGACGCGGCGGCGGTGGCCGCGGTGCGCGATATTGACGGTAGACGCTGGGATGCTGATAATCGCTGCTGGACGACCCCGCTCACTTCGGTGCGGGCGGTGCGCGCCTTCGCAGACGCTCACGGCATCAACGACGATGACCTCTATAGCGTCCCCGATGCTGATCCTGTGGTCCAGCCGCTTGTTACGCTCAGCGGCGGTTTCTTTCGGATTCGCTTTAGTTATGACCGCGATCTCCTGCAACTTATTCGGGATCTGCCGACCGCTTCCTACGATGCGGGCGCCAAATCGTGGAAAGTGTCGTTGGCGGCGTCGGCTGAGATAGCAGACTTTGTCAAAGCAAGCGGTGCGCGAACCGATGAGGATGCCGACATCGCGTTGGCCGACGTGGCTGCCGACGTGGCCCGTCTGACGGCCTCGCGGGCGACCGATGCTGATCTGGTCCTACCGCCCCTCGGCGGCACATTGATGCCGTTCCAGCGCGCGGGCGTGGCGTACGCCCTATCTGCTTTAGCCCCACGGCCCGACGGCCGACGATCGGGCGGAGTGCTGATCGCAGACGAGCAGGGCCTCGGTAAAACTGTGCAGGCGATCGCGCTACACGCCCATTTCAACCCGCGTCGGGCCGTCATCGTCTGCCCGTCATCGCTTCGGATCAATTGGATGCGCGAGTTTCAACGCTGGCTACCAGACGGCCCGACGCCCCACATTTTGCAAGGCGCGACGCCGAGCGCAGCAGCAGTCCGACAACTCAACATCATCGGCTGGGAGGTTCTTGCCGATTGGCAGCCAACCCTCAGCGAGGCGGGCGCGGACTTCGTGGTGTACGACGAGATGCATTACGGCAAGACCATGTCGGCCGTGCGAACGATGGCAGCGATCCGTTTGGCCGACGAAGCCCACAAAACGGGTGCAGTGGTGATCGGACTGACAGGCACACCGATGCTCAACCGCCCGCTGGAAATCCTGCCGCTTATCCGCATCTTAGGGCGTGTCGCGGATTTTGGAGGCGGTCCCCACCTCCGTGAGTTAGCGCAGCAGGACCCTCAAATGCTGAATCGGATCCTGCGCACTAAATGCTTCATCCGTCGCCGCAAATCGGAGGTTCTCGCCGAGTTGCCACCGAAGCGGTGGGCGTCGGTTGTGTTGAATCTGAGCGAAGTCGGGTCCGATGAGTACCACCGCGCGGAGTCCGACTTCCTCAACTATCTGGCCACCGAGACGCGGCGGGCGTTGAGCGCCGAGGGTGAGACAGACGACGAAGTGGTGAAAAAGGCGGTGGTGGAGGCGACGCTGCGGGCGCTATCCGCTACCGCCATCGTCGCCATCAACCGTTTGCGGCTCCTCGCCACCCGCGCCAAAATGGACGACGTTAAGCGGTGGATAGCACAGTTTCGCGAGACGGGAGCCAAAGTGGTGATCTTTGCGTGGCACCGCGAAATCGTGGAAATGCTCGCAGAAGCGACAGGTGGCCTCATCATTTACGGTGGGATGACCGACGAGGAGAAGCAGCAGGCGGTGGACGCGTTTCAAACCGACGCAAACGCCCAAGTTCTGGTCTGTGGCATCAAGGCGGCGGGTGTGGGACTGACGTTGACGGCGGCCTCTGACGTCGTGTTCGTGGAGCAGGGCTGGAATCCTGCCGACATGGAACAGGCTGCTGATCGGTGTCATCGGATCGGTCAAACCGATTCGGTAACTGCGTGGAATTTGCTGGCCGCTGGGACGATTGACGAGGCGATCTACCGACTTATTGACGAGAAGCGGGCCGTCATCGCGGCCGCCACGGACGGGGATGCCGCTGCGGACGCAGACCCACATAATGTCGTTCTGGGGCTTCTGCGCCACCTAGTCTCAGATGGGTGAGATTCGTTCGGCCGACGTGGTGGAGGTACGCCTCATGCGCAGGATTGGGCTGCGATCTGTTCTTCGGTGCGGCGACAACAGAAAGCGTGTCGCAGCGCAGACGTAGAGAAAAACGGGCCAAAGAAGTCTGTCGGAACTGTGCGGTCATCGTGGAATGCCTCGCCGATGCGTTGAAATTTGACGATGATGGCGTCCGAGGAGGACTGACTCGCTACGAGCGTCAACAGTCGGTGCCGACGCCACTTCTGCCCGTCGGCGAGTGGGTGCTGATCGCGCGCTCAGCGGGCTTTTATGGCAACTGCTCCCTTGAGCGCCGCCACTTGACCGTGGAATCGCTGCCGCCGACGTACCGCGTTCTTAGAGGCACAGAAGTGGTGAAACAAACCACCGACGAGACCGAAGCGTGGATCGCACTGCACAACGCCGACCTCTAAACCCTGATAACGTTAGCCCACCCGTGAGCAAAGAACCCATCCACGTCACCGAGTATCGTCGCGTCCCGCTGCACGCAGTCAAACCACACCCCGACAACGCCCGCACAGGCAACATTGAGGTGATCGCGTCAAGCCTCAAACAACACGGCCAATATCGGCCGATCGTGGCCCAGAAGTCAACGAAACATATTCTTGCGGGTAACCACACGTGGCGCGCCGCTCAATCCCTCGGGTGGACCGACATCGCGGTGGCGTGGCTTGACGTTGACGACGCAACGGCCCGCAAAGTGCTGATCGCCGACAATCGCGCATCCGACCTCGCGACGTACGACAACGACGTCCTGCTCAACTTGCTTCGTTCCCTTCCCGCGCTTGACGGGACGGGCTACGACAGATACGACGTGGAGAAACTTGAGGGCTTGTTTGACACAGGCGGGGAAGGTGGCGCCCTCAAAACTCCCGTCGTGCGTCCCGACGTCCGCATTGGCACCTACGATATGTGGCTCACCGCGGACAGCCTCGCCGATCTCCGCGTGCGGCTACGTCAGGAAAGCAAAGCGGCTACCGCGCGACATTTGCGGTACACGCTCGGTTTCCCACCCGTCATCCCCACCTCGTCACGCAAACCGAATAAAGCCGAGCAACACATCGCGACGGAGAGTGCTGATCTGGTCAACATCGCCGACATAGAGCCCTACGACCGCAACGGTCGTCAAGGCGACATCGGCGCCATCTCCGAATCGTTACGCACCCTCGGCCAATTCCGCCCCATCGTCGTGAACCGCCGCACTAACCGCATCCTTGTCGGGAACCACACGTGGAAGGCCGCCAAAATGCTCGGCTGGGCTCAAATCGCCGTCGCATGGCTGGACGTGGACGAAGACACCGAAAGTCGGATAGTGCTGATAGACAACCGCTCCGCCGACCTCGCCACCTACGACGACGACCGACTCCTCGCACTCCTCACCACTACTGACCTTAAGGGCACAGGCTTCTCGGGGGACGACATAGACGAACTGCTCGCCGACGTTTCCGCGGGCCGCCACCACCGCAACCCCGCTAAAACGTCCGACGTTGGCTGCCGTGTGGACGAATGGGCGTGGAAGGTCACACGTGCTGATTTTGACGCATGGGACGAGAACCCCGACCAGTACGCCATCATCGCCCAGCGACTTAACCTACCCCTAGAATCATGGACCACGGAGGCCCCACAGTGACCGAAGTTAACATCTCCAAAGACCTCAAACCGCTAGAGGTGCCCGTCGGCAACCTGCAGTTACTTGACCGCAACGCCCGCAAGGGTAACGTTGACGCTGTCAAAGCCTCGTACCAGAAGTTCGGACAACAGAAACCCATCGTTGCCCGTCGCCTCAAACCGACCAAAGACGGTTTCCCCACAGGAGTGGTGATCGCAGGCAACCATCAACTAAAGGCGGCAATTGAACTCGGCTGGCCGACGATAGCCGTCGTCTGGGCGGATGTGGACGCAAAGACCGCGAAAGCGTTCGCACTTGCCGACAACCGCACCCACGACCTCGGGTCCTACGACAAGCGGATTCTCGTGGACTTGCTCACCGAACTCCAATCCGAAACCGACCTTCTCGTCGCGACGGGCTACACCGAGAAAGACCTCAAGATGCTGATCGCCGCCACGGGTGGCAACACACCCCGCGACGGCCTCACAGACCCCGACAACGTCCCCGCGGCACCGCTCGTAGCCGCCTCTGTGCTCGGCTCCGTCTGGGAGTTGGGCGACCATCGCCTCGTTTGCGGCGATTCCACCGATCCCGCCGTCTGGAACGTTTTGCTGAAAGGCACACAAGCCGACATGTGCTTCACGGACCCGCCGTACAACGTCAACTACGGCCACACCCTCAAAGGACAGAACGAGGCCTACCATCGCACCCTTGACGGCAAGGGCGAACGACCTATTCTGAACGACAACCTCGGCGAAGCGTTCTACCCGTTTCTGCTGAAAGCCTGCGAAAACATCATGCAGCACACCATCGGCGCCTGCTACATTTGTATGTCGTCCAGCGAACTCCACACCCTGCAAAAGGCGTGGCTGGCCGCAAACGGCAAGTGGTCCACGTTTATTATCTGGGCCAAGAACACGTTCACGATGGGCCGCTCCGACTACCAACGTCAGTACGAAGCCATCCTCTACGGGTGGCCCGTCAAAGGCAAGAAATACTTTACGGAAGCCCGCAACGAGTCCGACGTCTGGGAATACCCACGCCCCCGCCGCAACGACCTACATCCGACGATGAAACCGATCGCCCTTGTGGAACGCGCCATCGCGAACTCCAGTCTCCCTGAAGCGCTCGTCGTTGACCCATTTGGCGGGTCAGGCACAACGATGATCGCAGCGGAACGCCTCGGCCGCAAATGCGCCATGATTGAACTTAGCCCTGCGTATTGCGACGTTATCGTCCGCCGCTGGGCTGAGTTCACAGGCAAGGCCCCGAAGCACACGGCACCCTGATGGCACGCCCGACGAAACTCACGAAGGAAGCGCAAGAACGCATCCTTCAAGCGGTGCAGGCAGGCAACTACCTTGACACAGCCGCACAGTACGCTGGCGTAGACGGCTCAACTATGCGCCGATGGGTTACGAAGGGCGAAGCACCGAACGCCCCCGAGCCGTATCGCTCGTTTTGCACGGCCCTAAAAAGCGCGCGGGCCGCCGCGGAAGTCCGCTCGGTGGCACTTATCAACCAAGCGGCTGGTAACGGCACTTGGCAGGCCGCAGCGTGGTATTTGGAGCGTTCGTACCCAGACCGCTGGGGCCGCACCCGCGTAGAAATCACAGGAAGTGCTGATAACACGGCCCCGATCCGCGTAGAAATCTCCGCCGAAGCCTTAGAAGCAAAACTCCGTGCGTTGGTCGCCAAAGAAGCGAAAGCAGCGAAGGTCGCCAAATCGTGAGCCAATGGTGGTCGTGGGTTCTCACTCTCAACGGACTGCTCGGCCTCTGGCTTGTCGCCGCCTATGTCCGTCAAGGGTGGATAGTGCTGATCGGGAACGAGGCCCTGTGGCTCCTCTACGCCTTCACTAGCCGACAGTGGGGCTTTGTGGCGATGGCGGCGACGTACAGCGCGGTCTACGGCCTCGCCTACCTCAAATGGGGCAATGAGCCGTTGCCGCCGCCCCCACCGCAGAAGTGGTGATCCATGCCCTCAACGAAGGCCATTGATGCGCTGCTTGCGCTCCCGCCCCGTCAACGGGCCGACATCATCGCCAAACTCAAACCCGCCGAATTGCAGGCGCTGGG